TATTTCAAGCTGCCGACAGGCGGCTTATCACATCTAACACTTACTTTATGACTCACTATGGTTCTACTGCTGCTGGTGGAGAATACTTAAGCGTACAGAACTGGGTAAAATACGAGAAGCACATTTGTGATGTTATGCTAGACATATACGCTGGCAGTTGTGTTGGTGGAAAGTTCTTTAAAGAGAAGTACGGAAATAAACCAGACTCCGACAAGGTTAAAACATTCTTGTCAAGAAAATTAAAATCTGGAGATTGGTATATAAACGCTGAAGACGCAGTTTACTATGGCTTTGCAGACGAGATTATAGATTCATGGCAAAAACTAAATTAAAAAAAATAGACGAAGCTTGGCTTGGCTTAGATTCCGTAGAGACTGATTTTTTCAATCCTATGGGTATCTTGAAGCCTCAAGAGGATGACTTCAATCTGAAACTTGCTTGGTTAATGACTAGGCCAGAATATTTATCATTCATATGTAAAGAAGTACTCAATGTCCAGCTGTTGCCTTCTCAAGCGTTATTTCTTAGAGAGATATGGAATCGTAAATTTCCTATGCTTATTGCTAGTCGAGGTTTTGGCAAATCATTCATGCTTTCTCTATACGCTGTGCTAAGAGCTTTGATATTTCCAAATAGAAAAGTCGTCGTAGTTGGTGCTGCCTTTAGACAGTCTAAAGTCTTGTTTGAATACATGGAAACAATATGGCGTAATTCACCTATGCTTAGAGATATATGCGATGGTGACAGTGGACCACGTAGAGACACAGATAGATGTACCCTTCGCTTAAATGAAAGCACTGTTACATGTCTACCACTAGGAGATGGTCAGAAGATTAGAGGTCAACGTGCTAATGATATTATCGCTGACGAATTTGCATCTATACCTAGAGAGATATTTGAAAACGTTGTCGCTGGTTTTGCTGCTGTTAGTGCAGACCCAGTAGAGAACGTAAAAAGATTAGCTGCTCAGAAGAAAGCAGAAGAGTTAGGTGTTTCTTTTGAAGAAGAACAAAAAGAAGTAAAGAAAGACAATCAGATCATTCTGTCTGGTACTGCGTATTATGATTTTAATCATTTTGCGACATATTGGAAAAAATGGAAGTCTATAATACAAAGTCAAGGAAAGCCTAACAGACTAAGAGAAATATTTGGCGAAGATCCTCCAGAGAATTTTGATTGGACACAGTATTCAATTATACGTATGCCATACGAGCTTCTACCCAAAGGCTTCATGGACGCAGATCAAGTTGCTAGATCTAAGGCTACTGTACATACTGGTATATATCAAATGGAGTATGGAGCTTGTTTCACAAGAGATAGTCAAGGATTTTTTAAACGTTCTCTTATAGAATCTTGCGTGATTTCTAATGACAACACAGTTAAAGATAGTAATGATAATGAAATACATTTTGAAGCTTCATTAATGGGAAGTAAAGATAAATATTATATATATGGAGTTGACCCAGCATCAGAAGTAGATAACTTCAGCATAGTTGTCCTAGAGGTACATCCAGACCACAGAAGAATTGTACACTGTTGGACCACTACACGTTCAGAACATAAAGAAAGAGTTAAAAAAGGATACTCTACTGAATCCGACTTCTATGCATATTGTGCTAGAAAAATAAGAGACCTGATGAAGCTTTATCCATGCATCCACATCGCTATGGATGCTCAAGGTGGTGGAGTAGCAGTCATGGAATCATTGCACGATAAAGACAAGATACAAGAGGGAGAGATAGCCATATGGCCCACTATTGATGAAAATAAGGAAAAGGATACAGACGGAGAACGTGGACTGCACATACTAGAAATGTGCCAGTTTGCAAAGTATGATTGGTTAGCTGAATCTAATCATGGTATGAGAAAAGATTTTGAAGACAAAGTTTTGCTATTCCCCTTCTTCGATCCTGTAAGCCTTGATATATCTGAACACCAAGATAATATAAAGAATAGATTATTTGACACATTAGAAGAATGCGTATTAGATATAGAAGAATTAAAAGACGAATTATCTATGATACAAATGACTCAGACAGCTTCTGGTCGTGACAGATGGGACACTCCTGAAGTAGTCGTTGGAACTGGCAAAAAGAGCAAAATGAGAAAAGATAGATACTCAGCATTGTTAATGGCTAACATGGCTGCTAGAATATTACAGAGAACTCCAGCGCAAGCAGACTACGAGTTCTATGGTGGCTTTGCAACTGGTGGTCACAAACCAAAAGAAAAAGATGAAAACATGTATACTGGTCCAAGTTGGTTTGCAGATTCCATGAAAGATGTGTATTAATATGTATACAATCCAATTACATTCCGATTGAGGTAAAAATGAGCGACGAAGAAATGATAACTTGGGAAGATGGTGACTTTGAAGGTAAGTCATCGGCTATGTCAAGATTCTCTGAAACTGTAGAATCATATACTGGTTTGCCAAAAAGCCAAGGCAATCATTACAGACATTTTATCGACATTGAACCCAACCGTTCTGTCAAGCCGGGATTCACTGCTAAAGATTATTATGCCTTCAGGCCAGACGAAGCTGTTCCCAATCAGCAACGAAGAATAATCAAGATGTGTATGGATGCCTACGATAAAGTTGGTATCATTCGTAACATCATTGATCTCATGGGTGACTTTGGAAGTCAGGGCATACAAATCGTACACAAAGATAAGACAGTAGAAAAGTTTTACCAACAGTGGTTTAAAAATATAAACGGAAAAGAAAGGTCAGAGAGATTTCTTAATAATCTTTATAAGACAGGGAATGTTATTGTTTACAGAAGTTATGCTAATATAACTCCCCAATTAAGAAACTACATGAAGTCCTTGGCTAATGATATCAAGGTAGAAGTTCCATCTGCACCAGAAAATCAAATACCTTGGAGGTATAATTTCTTCAACCCTTTAACTGTAAAGATGAAAGATGGTGAACTATCATTATTCATGGGTAGGCAAAATTATACTATTACAACTAATTCATTTTTTGACAAATTTAGAGCTGGCGATCTTCCTCACCATGTGGTTGAGACTTTGCCTGTTAATGTGAAACAAGCTATTCTTAAAGGACAAAAGGATATACCATTAGATCCAGAACGTCTTAGCATATCTTACTACAAAAAAGACGATTGGAGACAGTGGGCCAATCCTATGATATATGCCATATTAGATGATATAATTATGCTAGAGAAGATGAGGCTAGCAGATTTATCAGCTTTAGACGGAGCAATATCAAATATAAGATTGTGGACGTTAGGTAACTTAGATCACAAGATTTTACCTAATAAAGCGGCTATCAATAAATTACGAGACATTCTATCCAGTAACGTTGGCGGTGGCACTATGGAACTAGTCTGGGGGCCAGAACTTTCATTTCAAGAATCTAGCAGTGAGGTGTACAAATTCTTAGGTTCCGAGAAGTACACTTCCGTGTTGAATAGCATCTACGCTGGCCTTGGTGTCCCGCCAACGCTTACTGGTATGGCTAGCAATGGAGGTGGGTTTACTAATAATTTCATTTCTCTCAAAACTCTATTAGAAAGATTACAATATGGTAGAGATCAATTAATTAGATTTTGGGAAAAAGAATTAGAAATCGTAAGAAAGTCTATGGGCTTTAGATACAAAGCTCACATACAGTTTGATCAAATGACTTTATCTGATGAAGCTGCTGAGAAGAATCTCCTTATACAGCTTGCCGATAGAGATATTATTAGCCATGAAACTCTACTTGAGAGATTTAAAGAAATACCTCAAATAGAAAATATTAGAATTAAAAGAGAGTTGGCGAAACGAGATACTGCTGGCCCAGATAAAGCTGGACCTTTCCATCCTCCACCTCCCCCAAACGCTCCAGAGTCTGAGCAACCAAGTAAAGACCCAGAGCCATCTCCTACTCCAGCATCTCCAGAAGAGAAACCTTTGGATCTTAAAAATGCTAAAGATGTAGATGGTAGGCCATTATTCAAGAAAGACGAGAATCCTCGCAAGAAAAGAGTTGAAAAACCAAAGTCTACGCCGGGGCTTGCTGAAACGCTAGTCTGGGCAGAACAGTCTTGGGCAAAAATATCTGATACTGTTAATAGTGCGTTTCTTAATTCTAATAACAAAAAGAACCTTAGACAGCTAACTAAGTCTCAAGTCAAGGATTTAGAGGCTATTAAGTTGGACGTATTCACAAACTTCGATGTTCATGAAAATGTAAACCCAAAGACTATATTTACCAAGCTTAAATCTGGAGTTAGAACAGATGAAGGTTTGAGAAAGACAATGGAAGAAAACAACGTTAACCTCGACAATATGAATATAGATGATTACAGGACATATATCATCGGTTTGTTCGTAGACAGCAAAATCGGCTAATACACATTTTTTTTAATATTTTGTGTATAATCTTTACGAGGGCAACGTATGAAAATATTTAAACAAGAAATCAAAGACAATATTGCAGAACTGGTGCAATCTAGCGCCAGTATAGCTTATTGTATGCCTGCTACTATTTGCGAAGCTGCTAATGATGAATCGTTAGCTTTTGCTAACAAAGTAAAAGCAGATAGCGGGAACCCAAAACAAATAGATCTATTCTACCTGAAATCAGTTTTAGTTTCTACAGGTTGGAATAAAAATGATGACGTATTTCAGACCAAGGCAACTTGGGATGCTAGAAATACGCCAGAAGATAAACAATTCAATTTTATGCACAATGAGAACGATATCATTGGGCATATAACAGGAAGTTACGTTGTTGATAAAAACGGCAGCGTGGTGGAAGACGATACTCAGCCGGATGATTTTGATATTATCACCGAGGCTGTGTTATATAATAGCTGGACAGATCCAGAAAACAGACAGCGCATGAACCAAATCATTGCTGAAATCGAAGAAGGCAAATGGTTTGTTTCTATGGAATGTTTGTTCGCTGGATTTGACTATGCATTGTTAGATGATAACGGCGGTGCAAAACTCCTTGAACGTAATGAGGGGTCTGCATTTTTAACTAAGCATTTACGCGCATACGGTGGTAATGGAGAATATGAAGGCTACAAACTTGGTAGATCATTAAGAGACATTTCTTTCTCTGGTAAAGGTCTTGTATCTAAACCAGCGAATCCAAGAAGTGTAATACTTGATGCTAGCAGAGCTTTCTCTCTAAATTCTAACACATCAATTTTAACTAGTTTCCCTGAAGGAGATAATGACATGTCAGATACCAATCTCTTAGAGAAGCAACTTGCTGAAATGAAAAGTGAGTTAGCATCTGCTAAAGAAGAAAACGTAGCACTTCGAGAAGAAATCGAAGCTACTTCAGCTAAAGAGCAAGGCGCAGCTGTTGCCAAGCTTGAAGAAACATTGGCAGCTAAAGATGAAGCAATTGCAGCTCTTGAAGTTACAGTTGCTGAAAAAGAAGCATCCATTACGGAACTTCAAGAATCATTGGAAGCCAAAGACAATGAGTTTAAAGAAAGAATGGAAGAGCTTAAGAAGATGAAGAAGGAAAAGAAGGCCGAAGCTCGCAAGGCTGCACTTCTTGATCTTGGTTTTGAGGCTGAAGAAGCTGAAGAAACACTTGCTTCTTACGAAGAGTTTGATGACGCTACTTTTGATACCATTGTCGCAGCAATGGCGAAGATGGAAAAGAAAGTTGGCAAAGTCAAGAAGGACGAAGAAGACGAAGCCAAGGCAAAGCCTATGGAAGAAGACGAGAAAAAAGCCAAGGCTAAACCACCAGCTAAAGCAGAAGAAGCTGAAGAAGCTGAAGCTGAAGTAGCTGCCGAAGAAGCTCTTGAAGAAGTAGAAACCACTGAGGCAACTCTGGTAGACGCTTCTGACGAAAACGAAGAACTAGAAGCCACCAGAGCGAGTGTCGCAGAATGGCTCGAAAACAACGTACTCAGCAAGTAATTTAAAGGAGATACAAACATGGCTCTAAAATCAGATAGATATGAACTTCAAACTGACATTAGCTTTTTCTACAATG